CTGACTTTGCCCATTTAGATGCTAATCTATTAGCGTCTTTTTGTACCGATTGGTATGGGTTAGCTGTCTCTAGTAATGAATTAATCATGTTTGACATAATAATGTGTTTTTAGTTTGTTTTTTAATTTTTTTAAATGATACCGGCAAGTTTTTGCATTCTTGCTACGAAATCGTTGTTTTCAACGATTGGTTTTCTATCAGCAACTCCCGCTGCTTTAGAGGCAAATGATAATGATTCTTTAATAGCGCTTTTTACAGGAGCATTTAAAGATTCTTTTAATGTTTCAAAAATGTTCTTAGTTTCTTTAACTGTTTCAGCTCTGTCGAAAGCGTTGATCACTTTTACTTTTTGAGCTTCTGTTAAATTTTTAGATTTGAATAACTTGTTAACGTAAAGTAATTTAGCATTTAGAAGATTAACTTCGTTTAATTCAGAACGTAAAGTAGAAATAGTTTTCATTGCTTCTTTTAATTCCTCTTTAGATTCATCATCCTCAGCTTTTTCTTGAATTTTAGTTTCACCAGCTTTATGTGAAGATATTTCTTCTAATTCAAGTTCAGCTAAGATTTCGTCAAGGTTAAGTTCGTCTTCACCAGCTTCTTCTTCACCTGCTTCTTCTTCTTCACCTGCTTCTTCTTCTTCACCTTCTTCTTCAGACCCCATAACGTCATTTAGAACATCTCTGATGATGTCTTTAAGATCATCAACTGTAATTTCACCTACTGTGTCATCATCTTCAGCTTCGGCTAATGTGTTTTCTTCCATGTAAGGATTGTGTAGTCCTGATTCTACTGATCCTTCTTCTTCTGAATAACTATCTTCTTCAAGAGAATCTAATTCAGCAATTAATTCTTCTAATGAAATTTCTTCCATTGAAACATCTTCTGGTGCTTCACCGTTTGATTTTTTAAATCCTTCATTTGTTTCGTCTTCGTCTTCTTCTGCTAATGCTTCCAATTTATTGGACATCATTTCTTGCATACGAGGAGCGAATGCTTCTTCAAGAGCTAGCTTTGCGTTAGTCATAGCTGTTTCTCTAATTGCTTTAGCTTCAGCGATTGCTTCACTAAAAATTTTAGTGTTGTTTGACATAAAATTGTGTTTTTTGATTTTTTGATTACTTATTAGGAAGTAATATAGAATTGTTTTAGTTGAGGGAGATTATATTGGGATAATCTATCATTAAGATGTCCATAAATATGTGGAGGGAACAAAAACCTAAATTTATTTTAAAAATTTAATAAATCTCGTTTAATATCTCTATTAATTTTAGAACATAAGGGTTGCAAGTTGGTATAATGATTAAGTAATAGAACTTCCTCTTTAGATTTTGATACCTTAATAGGAATAATATGATCTATATCCCACCCGAAATTAAATTCCCCATTATATTTTCCTTGGTTTTCCCAATTCATCCAAGGTTCAAATTTAGATTCTAAATATAACTTAAATTCTGGGAATGAACATCCTATAATTTCAGGAGTTGATGAGTTCCTAGAATATCCACCACGCTTAAAGGTTCTATTAATGCTATTTCTAATTAAAGTTGAGATTTTAAATATAGGATTATTATGATACTTTTCAGTTTTTTTATCTTTTAAATTTTTAGAATTTAATTTATAATAAGCTTGAGATTGTTTTTTTCTTTCATTTACATCTAAATTATTTTGGTATTTTTCTTTATATTGTTTTATTTTTTCAGGATGTAATCTATTCCATTCTTTTTTATAATCTTTTTTATCATATTGATATTTACCTAAATATTTAGTATTATTTTCTTTAACCTTATCAGGATTTTGATTCCTCCATTCTTTACTTTTTTGTTTAATTATATCTTTATTCAGAATAGTATACTCTTTACGACAGGTTTTACAACAAGAACTTAACCCATCTTTTTTATTTTTATTTTTAGTAAATAGACTTAATTCCTTTTCAATTTTACATACAGTACAAATCTTCATATTTTTAGGTTTTATATAAATATTGTAAAGGATTAAGAAAGGACAAAAAAAGCGCTTCTTTTTAGGAAGCGCTTAAAATTTTATATTTTATTTAGTTAATAACTACCACCTGAGCCACCACCAGAGAATCCTCCACCTCCAAATCCTCCTAGGAATCCGTCTTCATCATCTTCAGTATCGATAAACACATTTCTTGGTCTTTGATTGTAAGATTTATTAAGATCAGATTTAATTTTATCTATGATTTTTTGTGTTTCATCTCCACTTGTAGAGTTTTTAGAACTTGTATCTTTTTCATCATTATTAGAAGATGTTGGTTCTTTTTTATTAGCTCTTCTCCAAGCAGCCTCTTTAGCATTTTTTTTAGCTTGAGCAGCTTTTTTAGCTATCATAGCTGTTGCTTTCTCACCAGTAGGGTCAGCAGCTATAGCTTTTTGAACTTGAGGGAATAAATGTTGATACTTTTCGGGTTTTGATAAAATGACACCAATACTTATATTACTATGGGTTTTTGGATCGTTAATAATTACCTTGTTTAAGGGACTAGAAGGATCTAATTCAATAGGTTGTTCTTGTTCTTTTTCCTTTTTACCAAACATGTTATCAAAAAATCCCTCTTTTAATAATATGCTTTCATTTAAATATTTTTTTAAATCAAAATTTTCCATATTTATTTAATTTATTTAACCTGCAGATCTAACACTTATATCTATTTCTACTTTAAACATAGGAGTTGTAGACATAAAATTTGCACCTCTTGGATCTTCAAAATATAAAATAACAGCATCACTATATTGAGTATTAGTTTTTACTAAATTATATCCAGTAGCTTCTGCAATATTATCTGCAATTCCACCTATATATTCTACAACAGCAGCTTGTACCCCTTTAGTTGTGTTTTTTGGATCAGCTGTTCTTGCCATTTCGTTGGTTAATGCTCCTTCAGCTAAATATTTTTTTAAATCGAAATTTTCCATGTTTATTTTGTTTTATCTAATACAGCATACACCTGATTGTGAGCAGATTATGTCTGATACTATTGAATTTATTTTAGAATATTTGTCTGTTTGTTGTTTTGGATTATAATTTTCGTTTAGTCCTGTTGGTTTCATAAACGCTCCTTGTGTTGAAGGTGTTGAGACGAAATCCCAACATAATAATTCAAAATCGTCTTGTACTTCAACTGTACCTTCTCCTAGTGGTTGAACTGAACCCATACCACGAGAAGAAATACCTACTGTAATGTTATTAGCGAATAATTCTCTTAAAATGTTTCCTGATGGTGTAGGTAATATTTCTATTTCACCCATTAAATCATCTCCATCCCAAAATAATTTTAAGATATTATGTGATACATTTTTTAAGTTGATTACAGAAGATTCTGGGTGGTCTAATTCACCTAAGGCTCTATTTTCAGCAATTGAAGTAGCAATATATTCTTCAACTACTCTTTCAAGTGTTTCTTTAGGATAAACTCTACCGTTTTGGTTTTTAGAATCAGCTCTTTGAACTACTCCTTTAACAATTAAATTTCTACTACCTTTAATTCCTTCAGTTAATGAAGTAGATTTAGGTGAGAAAATTGAATATTCTATTAATAGTGATTTGCTCATTATAATCTTTTACCTTGATTAAGATCTTGAATTTTTTTATTTGAAGCTACAATTTTAGCTTTTTCAGCTGCTATTTCTAAACTTTTAGCTTTTATTTCTTCTGGGGTATCATCTGCTTCTTGCAGTTCTTCTTCATTACCTACAGCTAATGCTCCATCTAAATAGTCTTTAGCTCCTGTTAAATAGTTTTTAGCTAAAATTATTTTTGCTTGCCACCAGTGAGGAAAATCAATTTCTCCTATATTATCTATAGAGTCAATCATTTTATATAATTCAGATGCTTTTTTAGCCATTACATACAATTCAGACTTAATCATGTGTGGTTCGTTGTCTTGGTGACCTAAATCCACATCTTCATTTAAAGCGTCTTCTTTTGGAGTATTGATTTTTTCTTTAACTTTATTTAAGAATTGATCAATCTCGTTGTTATCAACATCTTGCCCTACTTGAGAAAGGGTTTGTTTGATAAAATTGTAGTTAAAATTTTCAGGAGTTACTGCAGCGGTTGAAATGTAAGGTGATTTACCATCAGCTCTACCTCCTTGACGGTGTACTACTAAACCAATAGATCCGTCATCATAGAATTTAGCTTCTAAACGCTCGTTTGGAGAATACAATTCATCTAATGATGCTACTTCTTCTTGTACTAAACTAGATTTTTTTTTTTCTGTAGCTTCTTTAACCATTGACATAAGGTTTTCCATTGGAATACCTGTGGATTCTGAGTATTTTTTATATATAGCTGTTTTAGCTTCTTCTCTTTCTTTTAGTGGAGATGAATCAGCATTTACATCTGCTACTCTATCATAATATTGACCGTGTTCTTCTAAACCTTTATCAGCAACATAGTTTTTGAAATCTTCAACGTAGTCTTCTACTGTTTCAAATGTATCTCCACTTTGATGTAATGAAGTTAAATATTGTTTAATTTCATCTTTAGATCCAAATTCAGATAAAGCTTGTACTACTTTTGTCCAGTTTGCCATTTGATCTTCCTCATATCCTTCGTTAGTTACTTTTCTATCTTTTATTATATCTTCAATTGCATTTGGTCTACCTCCAAATCCTTTTACACCTCTACCACTTAGTATATATCTTAATTCATCGTCTGATATATTAGAGTCTTGGATTTGTTTAAAATATCTCGCTACTAGCGCGCTTTTAGATCTGTTATCTGCATCTCTACCTAAATCTTCAGGTGATCGTTCTAGAGGTTCAATGGCTGGATTTGAAAGAGGTCTTGATAATATATCTCTATCAAAAATTCCTTCTCTAATAACTTTAGAAGCTTTACCTTTACCAATAGCATCGATATTTTTCTTAGTAGTTTCAACCCACTTATCACTTACTTCACCTTTACCATTAATTTTATCAAAATAATATTGTGGATTTTTAGTTAAGTTAGCTAATACTTTTTTCTGTGCTTTAAGTACTTCGTCTTCAGTTAAGTCGGTTCTAGTAGGAACATCTGTCATTTCAAGTTCAAATTTCATACCTCTAGTATATTCATATGGATTAACCATATCAATAGTTTTAGCTATAACATCTACTTCTTGTTTTCCAGTTGGTTGTTTAGACTCTTTAGAAGCCTTTTCTGAAATGATGTTTTTATTTTTAAGGATTTTAATTGTATCATCAAAGTTGTTATGATGAGATATCATATCAAGATTTTGATCTCTACGTACCTCGTAAAGAAATTTAGCTTTGGTAACTTTAACATCTAAATATTGAGTATATAAGTTTTGAACTGTCATGTGTATAAATATTTTATTTACCTTGCCCTCTGTATAGTTTTTTATAGTTTTTAGAACTTTTTAATTTAGATGTTTTACATTTTGCATGAACACCTGGTCTAGAAACTTTAGGTCTTTCTATTTTAGTTGTAGAAGGAGCTGATTTTACTTTTGCTGCCATTAAGTAGTTAAACTTTTTATTTTATTGTTAATTTCTTGTATTTTTTCGTTTATTTTGAATAATGAGTTATGGGTACGTTTTAGAAGATTCATTTCTTCAGCATCACCTTTCAATTCATTTTTCATTCTAGTAGTAAAGTCAACTAAACGATTAATATCGTCTAATTTACGTTGCATTTCTTTTACACCCATATGCAATTGCTCTTGTGGTGTACGAGTTACAGATTGTTTTTTAAACTGAGAGTAACGTACTTCGTTAATTGGTTCTTCTTTAGGGTCTACTATTTTAAATTTCACTAGTTCAAAGTATTTATCTAGATTAGGTAAATCTTCATGTCCTGCTTTAGAGGTTTCATGTTGTTTTTTAGGTTTTTTAAATGCTTTAGGGGTAATTACAGCTATATTTTCTTCAAGATGGCTCCCTTTCCACAAATCTTTAGCATCAATTCTTTCCTCAGGTTTAACTATTTTAAATCCCCCTTTAATATAAACTTTACCTGAATCCGGCATTGACTCAAATCCTGTTGGAGAATTTTTATCTTGTGCTGTTACAGAGCGAGCAGGATTACGATTAAAGGTTTTATTAGCACTTTCTTTTTGGGATTTAAAAGATTTAACTCCTAAATAACCAGGAATCCCACTAGTTGTTGAACCATCCTCATCTAATACATTAGATAAGCACTGTTTTATTAATTCTTTTAATTTATCCTTTTGCATTATGAATCTTTTTTAATTCACTATGTAACTCTTGGTATTGTAATAAAGCTATAATATTGTCATCTTTTAATATTTTAGATTCTAAGATGGGATTTATTAAATTGATTACCTCTTTTACTTTAATTTTTGCTGTAACATCTTCTATTTTAGGAAGAGATTTAAGTAATGATTCTTTAAGTGATGTAAATTTAAAATCAATAAAGGATTTTAATCTAGTAGTATTAGAAATATTATTAATATACTCTTTTAATACTTCTTTTTGATCGTGAGATAAGTTATCAAATTTAGTATTAAATTTTTCTAACATTATTTTGTAAACTAAAGCACGAGTTCCTTTATCCATTTGAGTATACTCATCTGATTGTGAAGATTCATTCAAGATTAAATCCTGAAGTGAAATGTGTTCGATTATGTTTAGTTTGGAATTGATTATAGTTTCAAAATTCTTTAAAGGTGAAGCATTAGCTTCTAATAAAGTATAAGTTGAAGATAAGAGTTTATAATTGCTAATTTTAGCTTTGAAGAAATCCTCTATGTCAAATACGGATTTAATTTCTTTAATTAAATTATATTTTTCTTTAGCTAACTTAATTTGGTCAAGTGATTTGTTGATCTCCAAAATAGTGGATAGTGTGGTTTCAGCTTTGACTGAACTTAAGTTATGGGATTTAGATATCATTTGGTATATCTTATTTTCTTTAGCTAACTCAGTGTTAACAAAATGCTTTTTGATAAGAGTCACAGCTTTAGAGTCTTGATTAGACATGGTGTCAGCTGTAATTTTTCTTACAAGAAGTTCAAATAGAATACCAGTATTGCGATACTTGTTATGTTTAATTTGTGCCATTATATGGTAAATAGTTAACTACTAACTATAAATATTAAGTTTATTTTTCCTCCGTTAAAAGATTATCTTCATTTAATAAATCACTTTCCTCATATAATTTTACTTTGCGTTGAGGAAACATACCTTTTAGTGAATTTGATACTTGGGAATACACAACTTGAGTATTTAAGTTTTCTAATGATAGAGAAGAAGCTTGTCTAGCTGATGGTTTAAAACTATTTGGTTCTTCATTCCCTTTCATTCCATTTACACCTAATCTATCTTTACCTAATGGGTTTTCTTGAGTATTGATGTTTGATGCTTTTTCTTTTGGTCTACCTAATACTTGATCAGGGTAAACATCTTGTTTTTCATCGTATCCTTTTGGAAGTTGACTTGTTCCTTCATAACGACCTGGACCATATAATGAAGCTAATGCATGAGGAGTACCATATGCTTCTCCTGTTTTAAATGGATCGTTACCTTCTGTTTCGATTTGATCAATTCTAAATTTACGTTTAGCATCTTCAATAATAAGTTCTCTATACTCTTCATATTGACTTTCACTAAATTGAAAGATATGATCATAAACCCAGTCAGTTGGAACAATTTTATTTGTAAGTAATTCAGTAGCTAATGCTGCTTTTTCTTTAAATAAAGCTATTTTTTCTTGTTCGTATATGATTGAAGGTGTAGTTAATGATAAATCAAAATTTGTTAATGTTTCACCATCATATCCTTGTGCATATAAATGAACTAAAGCGATTTTTGTTAATTCAGATACTAGTATACGTTGAAGTCTTTCTACTGTACGAGCAAATCTAATATCTTCTGCTGCTAATGTAGCTTTACCTGTTAAGTCTTTTTCGTATCCAAAATAAGCTTTTGGTACTTTAAGTGCAGCAAATAATTTTTCTTTTAGGTAATTAACATCCTCAATGGCTGTATAATCTAAACCTTTTGTAGTTTCAATTCTAGTTGTTGCATCACCACCCCTTACAGGAATATAAAAATCCTCTAGTAAGTTTTGCATATTGTATTTCAAATTATATTCACCTGTTTGTTGGTCAATATAAGGTGTTTTTTTCATTTTATTAATGGTACGTTGCATGAAGTTTTCTACTTCATTAGGTGGAATATTACCTACATTAATAAAGAAAGTACGTTTTTCAGGTGCTCTAACAATACGATGTATTAACATCGCATCTTCCATTAAAGTTAATTGTTTAAAAATTTTACGAGCTGGTTCAATAAATGATCTACCATAAGGTAAATAGTTAAAATCAGATAATAATCTGAAGTGAGCCATTTCATAGTTGTCAAATTCTATTTGACTATCTTTGTTCATCGATATTGGAGACATTTGTTGTGGCCCCAATGGTGATTGTGAAGTAGCAAAAGTAGGATCGTATTTAAATTTTACTTCTTGTGGTTTTTGAGGATTTTTACCTTCTAATCTAATGATTGAATAAGAAGAGAAAGGAATAACATTGTAAATACCAAATTGCTCAGATATTTCTAGTTTAAGATAAAAATCTCCATACTTACACATGTTACGAGCCCATGACCAAAGATTAAATTCAATATTTAATACATCGTAAAATAAGTTATAAAGTATTTTTTGTATTGTTTCATCAGAAGAACGTATTTGTAATACTTCTCCCATGTCATTTCTTAAACAAGTTTCATCAGCTAAAATATCTAATGTAGAAGCAATAATAGAATCGCTATCCATTAACTCATAATCCGTATAAAGTTGGATTCTTTGAGTTGGATAACCAGTGTCATTATTATAGTTAAAATTTAAACCACCTGTAGTAGTGTATACTTTGTTGTATCTGTCGAATAGTGAGTTTGTTTGGAGAGTACCAAGTTGTTGAATACGATCAGTATCCATTACTTTTAATTGATCACCTCCAATGTTTCTGATTACTACGTCAGTTGAGAATAATCGTTTTAATCTACCAAATAATGATGTATCTACCATAAATTCTAATTATATATTATAAATATTAAAAAATTAACCAAGGAGCCAAGATATATCCTCATTTCCACCAATCCCCGTGTCCATTTTATATGGATTTTCGTTTTGAGGATTTGCAGAATATGAAAAATTTGCTTGATGGTTATTAACATGAAAACTACCTAAGGCGGCTCTAGTTAAATCCATGTTTTGTTGTCTTGATCTTAAGGCAGTATCTCTTAAAAATAATCCTATCCCAAAGGCCATTACTAAATCGTCATTATATCCACTTTGAGATTGGGCTTTACCATTCTTCCAAACAAAAGTTTTTAATTCACTTATTAAACGTTTGGATTGTACTATAACTGATTTTTCATGAATGTACGAAACTAGTTTTGAAATGGCAAGTGGTCTTGTTTTCATTGAAGTAGTAAAACCTGGTACCATACCTTGACCATTTTCCATTCTTGCTATTTGATTTTCGCTTACACCCATTGTAGTGTCAGCTTTGGAAGAGTAATATAAATTTCTATAATTTCTTTCAATTAAGTGTTCTAAAACACTCCATCCAATATTAGCATTTTCTACTACAAGTAAGGCATCATTAAATTCGGTACCTATAGCAAATAATATGTTAGCATAATCTCTTGTTGACACTTGTGCTTTATATTCACCTACTTGTTTAGCTGCTTCAACATCAAAAATATGGAAAGCTGAGTAGTCAGTTCCGTCACCTCGAGCAACGTCAGCTACTATCATATAGTCTTTACTATAATCTGGTTGTTCCCAAAGCCATAATGCTCCGTCTACTCCTCTTCTTTCCATTGGATCT